TATTAAAGAACGCCCCATCCGTATCACCTTTCTCAGTGAAAGAGATATGGCAATGATGATTATGCGGATTGCTCCCAGTGTACTTTCGCCAGCGCCAGCCCATGCGAGGCGATGCAATTCTTCCTGCAAAAATGATGTAGGACACCCTGCGCTCACCGGCTTTGGCGGCGAGTCGAAGCTGATCTGCAATATCGGGCATGAGGTCGGGCTTGCCTGATTTATAAACATCTGCATCGACATCGATGGCTCTAACAATCCCAGTCTTTGGATCAGGATTGTGCTGACTAGGACGCGCTGAATGACGGAGATCGCCGATCCAGCCATCGGAACGCCTATCACGATCTGGGAAGGTGTCATCAAATTGCTCGCGTAATTGTTGCCCGGCTTTACAGAGTGCGGGCTTCATGCTGGTCATTAGCGCACTCCCATTGCTTTAATTCATTAAGTGACAATTCTTCATGACCACACTCAGGCATAGGTGCGATGAATGCATCATCTATTGGATCGTATGTATAGCCAATCCCTGCATAGTTAAATCTAAATCCATTAGTTGAAGCGTTATAGCTTGTCTTTATCCATGTACCGCCAAGGTTGTCGATTAGCCATGAGTAACCTTCATCACCTGCTGGATCGTTATTGTCTCCGACAGTTACGCGAATGACTTTATTGTTATCGTCTAATTCTGCCCAGTGACTCATGCTAAGTACCTCACAATTACTAGTCCAGATCCGCCCGCTGCTCCTGCTGTTGCGCCAGCCGATGATGATCCGCCGCCACCAGATCCCGTGTTAGTCGTGCCTGCTGTCTGTCCTGAACCACTTGCATAATTGCCACCGTTACCGCCGCCACCTGCGCCGCCTGTGCCGCCAATTGTGTAACCACCTGCTCCGCCACCTGCGATGTAGCCGCTGACTCCTAGACCGACAACCGATAACCATGATGACCAAGTATTTAATCCTGCGCCACCGTTTCCAGCTGTGCCGGGGGTTACTTGTCCGCCGAATTGTCCTACAGCACCAGCACCGCCGCCGCCGCCTGCTCCATTGCCAGAACCATTACCGCCGCCAAAACCGTATCCAGTACCGCCGCCCGAATTACCTTGATTGGCTGCACCACCAGATCCACTACCGCCACCAGATCCGCCACCAGATCCGCCAGCGTTTCCGCTTACGTTATCTTTTCCACCATAGCCGCCGCCATTAGCTGTGATAGTGTCAAAAACCGAATTAATTCCATTAGTGCCACTTGCATTAGAAGACCCTGTACCGCCGCCACCAACAGTTATATTTATAGTCGCAGGCGAAATTGTTCTGCCAGCATGATAGACGACTCCACCTGCTGCACCACCACCGCCGCCGTTTCCAGAAGTACCGCCACCGCCACCGCCACCAGCAATGACTAAAACGTCTGCGGTAAGACTTGCACCGCTTACGCCTAGAGTCCCATTGCCAGTAAAGACGCGATAGTTATAGCCACCAGATGTGTAAAGAGTGCCGCCTGTTACTACAGCCTTTGGGTCATCTTTGTAAATAGCAACGATGTTGTTGAGCATTATCCAATGGCTCCGACGATGTACCAAGTATCTGTGCCAGTCTTGATGCAGGCCGCTGACTTATATTGTGCAAGGGTAGGAGCCGCCGCTACTGCTCCAGCCGATAGGACTGTAGTAGTGCCAGAGGTGACGGCTGAGATAGTGCAAACTCCCACGCCTTCGTTGAGAATAGTAATGACTGAGCCGACAGGGATAGCCGCTGTCGCATTGGTAGGGATCTTTAGGGCGATCGCTGTAGCCTTATTCATAGGGACTAGGACTTGATAAGAGTCGGCGACAGCAAGCGTGTAGTCGGCTGTCTGATCTGCCTTGATCTCAAAGGTGACTAGGCCGTTATAGTCTGCAGCCGTAAAGATGTCGCCTGTTGTCGCTGGAAAGCCTGTTGCCATTGTTTTCTCCTAGTATCCCATAATGGATTGTCCGATTATACCGTAAGTCGATGATCCTATGATGAATCCTTCTACTATAGGCTCAAGTGTTGTAACTGTGCACTTCATTGAGTTTGGGGTGATGTCCCAAGCAAGACCCTGCACCTGCAAGGTCTTGACTATTGTTGATCCGTTTTCTTGGACATTGGTAATCTGTACATTGTCAAAATAATCGAGGCCAATCATTGTGTCTGTAGGCACGTCAGGATCTAATAGATCAACCGTCATCGCATCAATTCTGATTGAAGTCTCTGCTCTCGTGGCCACATATATCTTGGCAATGTCTAAGACTTGAGCATCTGTTTCAGGGATCATCTCTGTCAAAGTAGTGCCATGCGGGAAGTACTTAGCCGACGAATCAACATTGGCCACTACTTGAGCCGATCCACCTAAGCGTGTCATGCTTGCTTGATTGATGATGAGTTTGTCATCGAAAGCATAACGAAGGTCTGAATATGGGATGCCAGTAGTTTGATTAAACTCTAAAGGTGTAGCCGCTAAAGATCCCACGACATCGTTACGATCCTTGAATTCAGCCGTGCCTTCTGTAGTAATAAAGAATGCACCCTGCTCTGCGAACTCTGCCGTCTTGAGGGCTTGCAGTGATGTTCTCGCTGTTCCCGGATCTGCCTGTACTGTTGTTGAGCCTGTGTCTGTGATTCTCATCGATGTAGGGAATGAGACTTGATCGAGAATCTTTGTGATGCGTGTGCCTGTAGTCTGTCCTGCTGTGGCGCCCGTCACAGTTGCCACGTTAGCCATCTGAAAGAGTCTAAAGGCATCTGAACAAATTATGTCCACATAGCCTAATTCCTGACCAGTTGGAAAAGAGTATTTGTACGAATCGACATATCCTGAAAATAAAAAGTGCTGGGCGGTTGCAGTAGTAGCAGCCACTCTGACTTTACGAAGCGGAGTTAAGAATCCAAAATAAGGCGAGCTTGCGGACTGAGGGTTGAATGCGCCTGTTTCATCAATCACGCGAACAGTACAAGTGCCAGTTTCATAAGTATCGCGCATGATACTTCTGCCACGCTGGATCTTGATTGACCTAGTGGTACTACTTAAATCGACTACTGGATCAGGTACCTCAGTAGCCGCGAACTGGGAAACCCCGATGACGCCATTGATCGGATCGCCGATAGTAAAGGGATAGCCGAATGTAGCACCTTGGCTAAAGTCGAACGAGACCGAGATAGTGGCAGGTAATGTCATTTGATTGACGGCGCTCCGCGTCCGTTGTATCGGCTCACGTCGCTGAATGTACCTGATAGGGATTGATTGACTTGAGAGTTTGTGACTGCTCCGCCTATAACATCGCCATCGAGAACTACCTGTACATTCACAATAGCGTCAGCGGTTCCGCCAGCGCCTATAGCCCCAAGACCTAAATAGTCGTTGGCTGATCTTCCGGTAATACCTGCGCCCTGTTTCATGTAGTCAGGCACGTTAAAGTTAGGTACAAGTTCTCCATAAGGAAATTTTGGAGCGATCCAATTTCGGTAAGGGTTCGGAGCTTCAGGAGTAGCTAACAGCGCATCGTTAAGATCATTTTGACGTTTAACGGCCTCAGTCAATTCTGCAGATAACTTGAGTGCGGCTGACTCATTCTTGTCAAGCAAGGCAAGTTGAAGGTTTAGGGATATGCGATCAGTCTCGCTAATTTGTCCTTTAAGTGCGGCTGTCACAGCAATGCGATCAAGGTCTAAAACCTTAGATGCCTTTGTCAGCGCGTTCTGTTTCTTTTGCGTATTCAATTCTTTTTTCTTCATATCAGCTAATTGTTTTGCACGCTTGGCGGCATCTGTTTCAATTTTTTTACTAATCGCTGCGTTAGGATTGCCAAGGCGTCCCATGTGTTCTGAAGCTCTACCCTCAAGAGGTCTGGCAGCTGCACCCATTTGAGCAAAGCGATCAAGCATCATAATAATTGGAGAATAAGTTTTAAGGAACCCTTGTCCGCCAGCACCCTCTAATAGCTTGCCGACAAGCGGCAAAGATTTTAATTGTGCAATCATGATCGAGAGGCCGTAGATTGTATCTCCAACCCAAATGGATAAATCTTCCATAGAGTTTGCTAAAGGCTCAATGCTGTTACCGCCGCCTGAGATAAGTGCCAAGCCATCAACAAGATTCTTACCTATTGTTTCAGACGCTTCACCAGCGACATTCGATAAAATTCCAAGCTTGCCAGCGTAAGTTTCTAAATAGGCTGCATTAGATCCGGTAAATTGTGCTGTAAGTTTTTTCTGTACTTGGGCAAAGCTCATGTTTGCAAGCTCAGCTGTAGTAAGCCCTAGATAGTATTTGCGTAGTCCTTTAGTTTGTCCGACAAAAGCCATGCTAAGATCATTGACTACTGTTTCGTAATCAACTCCTGAACCACGAGAGATGTCCACGGCTTGCGAAAGTAATTCTTGAGCCTTAGTGACTGAGCCCACCGTCTGCAATAGCTTCTGCATACTTGGACGGAGCTGGTCATCAGTCACGCCAGAAGCTCGAGATAAACCATTTATAAATTCTTCAATGCGTGGAGTTTCAAAAGCAAGGCCAAGATTCTTAACTGTAAGAGCTAGGCGCGATGCAGCTTTCTCATCTTCAATAAATGCTTTAGCGGCTTGCTTACCAAAATTAGCAATGGCAGCTGCAGAAAGACTTATACCTAAAACGCCAACAGCTTTTTTTAACCCTGCTAATGCCTTATTGGCATCCTTAAAACCTTTTCCAACACTCTCAGAAATAATCCGAATGCGTACGCCTTTTTCAGCCATTTATTTTACCTTCCGCTAGGCGTACCATTTTCTCGACAGACTTGATAATTGCAACATTAACCTTGCCTTCATCTTTAGCCCATGCCTTGCGAATGCCTCGACCAAAACCTTGCGATGAATTAACGCCGGGTTGGAGATTGTTAATAAATTGTTGTCCAGCACTCTTGTTGCTTGATCTTGAATACTTTTTAGAAAGTCCGCCTTTAGGGCCAACCCAAGGCTGTGGGTTTTTAGCAGCTTCCCAGATAGATCCCATGGCAGTTTTGTTTATAATCTGCGCTATAGACTTAAAACCTTGTTCGTTAGCCCTACTTGGAGCAAGTGAATAAGTAATACCACGACGCATGTCTGCGCTATCGTAACTCCAAAAATTATCTGTTTTGCGCCAGCCCCTCATAGGGGATTCTATAGAAATAAAACCTTTGGCCTGAGTGACAATAGGTTTAAGCGCGGCCCTCATTTCTTTCTGAATTTCTTTAAGTAAATCAGGGTTAAATTCTTTCAAGACCTTGCGAGCCCTAATTGCGCCTTTTACTTCTGTAGGCATCGCTTTGCTCCTTCGCTCGGTCTTTCAACGCTTTCAATAACATTTGAAGCATTGATGTATCTAAATCAATCAAATCTTGTGGAGCGATAGCCGTCTCAATGCTCAAGCGAGCAATGAGGTAGTGGATGCTATCGCGCCCTAGACCAAAGGGTCAGAC